CGTTGGCAGAGAGCGCGGCCCAGACCGGCACGCCGAAGATCCGATGTGCGGCCAGCGCGGTTTCGATGCCCTCCGCGACACCGATCCGGCCATCTTCGGGCATCGGAAACAGACGCACCGCCGCCTCGGCGATGGTGCCCAGCATCTTCTTGCCCGCCGGCGCCTTGGCGTGCCCGTCCTCGCACAGGAAGGTGCGGTGAATGCCGCCAACAGGCTCGCCACTTGCCAGACGGGGCACAGCCACCATGCCGGGCCAGCCCCGGCGGGTTTCATAATCGGTCAGATCCGGGTGGAAGAGCAGATCCGGCGAATCCGGATCTCCGAGCCCACGCGCGCGCAGGTACGTCTCGGCCAGGCTGCCCGCGAGGGGCGTGCATGCGTCAAGGATTCGGCGGATTTCAAGGCTGTGATCGGGACGCTCGGGGGCGGTCGACCGGGGCGGCGGTACCGCATCGCACGCCATATGCGCGAGCCGCGCGGCCTCGTCGAAAAGCCGGGCCTCCGTCATTCCGGTCGCGTGATGGATCAGATCGACCGATCCGGCGCGCTCGCCCGTGGCAAAATCGAACCCCCAGCCGGCATAGGGGCCATCGAGATGAATGATGCATGATCCTTCGCCCTGCGACGGGCGCCCGGAGAGATCGGCGCATCGCAGGGCCCGGCGATCGGGTGTCAGCCGCGCCTCGGGAAAAAGCTGCGGCAGCCAGTCGCGTGCGGTATCCGCGAGCCTTGCCTTGATCGCGGCCAGATCATGGCGGGCAGGCGGTGAGCAGACGTCGTTCAGATCTATCATGGTCTGCATCATGCCAGCAGGACGAGGCCGCGCTCTGCGCGGGTGATGGCGGTATAGAGCCAGCGACGACGGTCGATCTCCGAGCGTCCGAGCCCGTCATCCCACACGATGACATTCTGCCATTGCGAGCCCTGCGCCTTGTGCGCGGTGATGGCCCAGCCGAAGGTCGCCTCGGTCAGATGCCGCTTGTCCTTCCAGTCGCGATCGTGGCGATGGCGATCATGGGCGACATGATCCTCGAAGTGCCCCTTGTAGAGACGCAGGCGACCGGGACGTCCGTCGCGATCGATTGGACCGACGCGCTGCCCATCCTCATCCGTCACGACGGCCGAGAAAAAGAGGCTGCCCTCGTCGACGATGTCCTCGAGCGTCACGAACATCCCGTTGATCAGCCCATGGGCGTTCTGGTTCTTGAGGCAGACGATCTTCTCGTCCGGTCCGGTGGGCAACCACGTGCCCCCGAATCCGGCCGCGGCACGCATCGCGTTGTTGATCTGCAGCCGCGTGGCGTTCATCCCGCAGATGAGCTGGCCGCCGCGTAGCGCCTGCTCGGGCGTGATGTCGCCCTTTCGCAGCTTGGCGACATGATCGTCATGGGTGCCGAACCCGATGGGCTCGCCCCTGCGTGCCATGGTGGCGAGCCGAATGATCGCGCTCTCGGCCGCCTGGCGGTGGATTTCCGTCAGCATCACGTCGGGCGCGTCGCGGGTGAAGGCCCCTTCGCCCCTGATGGGGGGAAGCTGGCCGGGGTCGCCCAGAACGAGGATGGGCTTGCCGAAGCTCATCAGATCGCGGGCCATCTCCTCGCCGACCATCGAGACCTCGTCGAGCACGATCAGCCGGGCGTCGGCCGCATCGGTTTGCGGGTTCAGGGCAAAGCGCGGGTGCTTCATCGCCGAGAGCGCCTGGCGCATCGCCTCGATCGCCGCCTCGGCCGTGGTGCGGTCGAACCCGGTCAGATGCCGCGCGGCATCTTCGGCGTCGCGAATGCGCCGCATGGCCTCGGCGATATCTTCTTCGGTCGCATCCGTCACCGAGTAGATCAGACTGTGGATCGTGCGCGCCGGCGTGCCCTTGCGCGTCAGCACCAGGGCCGCCTTGCCGGTGAAGGTGGCGGTGACAACGCCCGGCACACAGAGGCCATCCTTCGCGCTGCGATGGGGCGAGAGGCCGAGTTCGTCGAGCGCGAACTTCAGCACGGTGCTCTTGCCCGATCCGGCATAGCCGAACAGGCGAAACACCTGCTGCTCGGCGGTGCGGTTCCTGAGCCAGTCCCCGATCTCGCGGATTGCAGCCGCCTGCGTCTCCGATGGGGTGAATGCGGTCATGTCGATTGTCCTTTCACGCTGTAATCCTTGATCACGCCGCCGCGCGCGGGATCCCCGACCTGGCACTGGCGCACAAAGACACGCCGGCCATCGGCGAGCTGGCGCCAATGGCCGCGCCGGAGATGCCAGCGTGGACTTGCATGCGTGCCTCCAGGTGATGCGCTCACCGCGCGCACCCGCTCCGGATCGATGGTGATCTGATGCCAGGTCCAGCCGCGCACGCCGGCCTTGGCATATTTGCGGCGTTGCGCCGGGTTGATCGTGCGCGGTCTGACCTCTGCTGCTTGCGACAGAATGCTCAGAGCGCGCCAGACAATCCCCGTAGCGACTTCACCGTAGATATTGATCTGGGTCTCGCTCAGCTTCGGATTCGGAAAGCCTTCTGCCAGCCCGGGCTCGGCGAACACGGCATGGATCAGGCAGTCCGTCCATTTCCGCAGACGCTTGTCCTTGAAGACAAAGCCGGCCTCGACGCGATCCCCGAACTGCCGGGCATGAACCAGCAAGGCCGCCCGCTGCGGATCCCGATCCCTGACCTCGAACAGCACGTTCGGGTGCGGCAGCCGCAACGGCCCGCCCGTGATGCGCGCACGCAGCGCGCCCACTTCGTCACTGTCGAAGCTTTCCTGATCGCCGAAATAGTAGACCGGTGCAGCCTCGACCCCCTCGAAGAGAAAGCCAAAGGCCGACACCTTCCGGAAGCGGGATGCCAGTCGCTTGAATTCATAGGCCTGCGGGATCATCGCTGCGCCCTCCAGCACCGCTGCGCCCAGGCACAGGGCGGATGCCAGTGACCGGCCGCCATGCCGCCCTTGCAGACGACCGAGGTTGGCTCCGCCGCGGTGCGCGGCAGCAGGTCCTGCGCGTCCGAGGCGCGGACGACCTGCACGGCGCGATCGCTCATCTGCTGCGCCAGCGCGGCATCGAACGGCACCATTTCCGCGTAGATCTCCTGCGTGTCGCGGTTGAGCGCGGTGAAGAGCGCCGGGTTGGTCAGGTCCATATAGGCCTGATAGAGCGCGATCTGAGCGGCATAGACCGGCTTGGCGACGGCCACCCCGCGCTTGACCGTGTCCTTCCAGCTCGACGCCCCGAGCGCCTTGTTTTCCCAAAGCGCAGGGTAGGCCATCGGAACGGGTCCGCCGACGAGGCAGCCGTCGATATGCCCCTTGAGCCGTCCGTCCAGCGCGGCAAAACCGTACTGACGCCCGTCCGGGCGCTCGGTCCGCAGATCGAACCCCGCAAGCCGCAGCCAGCTGGCCACCATATCCTCGCCGCGATGGCCGGCCTCGAAGATCCGCAGGGTTTTCGGGGCGAACTCCTGCCCGTCGTCCTTGGGCACGGCCAGATAATCATACTGGATCTGGCGCAGGCAGGCGCGACCAAGACCGGACGAGCTCACATAGCTGCGCGGACGCTCAGTGCGCTGCCGGGCGCTGAGACCGGTGTCGATCGCGGCGCAGAGGGCCGCGGTGATGTCGGGCATGGGCCGCGATGGCGCATATTGCGCCCCGGACCCGTGATTCAGATCGATCATGGGATCACCTCAGAATGGGATTGTGTCTTCGGGCGGGCGGCCATCACGCTCCGTCTGCGCGGCCTGGCCCTGCATGCTGTCGATGTAGCCGGTGACGGCCGCCTCGATGAGCTGGTCGATCTCGGCGGCGGTGCGGTCAAAGAAGGGCGCCATCAGCCCGAGCGCCGTCAGCGCCTCGGCAAACTCCCTGCGGGCATCGCGAATGGCACGCGCCTCGCGGGCGGTTTTATCAATCATCCCATTGCTCCTTTGGGCGAGGTCCGCGCCGATGTCCTGGCACCGGCGCGAGCAGAATTGGTGGAAAGGGAAGCGCGTCCGCTGCAGGCGCAGGCAGAACCCGAAGCCGCGCGCTTCCCGTGCACATATGGCGCAGACGCGCGCCTCCGGGGTCACCCCATGAGCAGGGTGTCGAGATCCGCGTGCGTCCCCGGCGCCGCGCTGGTCCTTTGCGACGCCAGAACGACGAAGCGGCTTATGGCGACCGAGGCCATGGCCTCGAGATCGGACAGCGCGAGGCTTGCGATGGGGCGATCCAGTCTTCCGCGGGCCTCGAGCCATGTTCCGATCTCCCGTGCTGCGGCGCGCGTCACATGCGCCTGCCACTCATCCGGCGTCATCATCTCAGCTGTTCAGCCAGGCCGGCGCGGTGCCGGGGCTGGCCGGTGTTGCGGACGCCTCGCCGGGTTGCGACGCTGTGGCCGGGGCCTGTGGCGTGCTGGACCATCCCCCTTGCGCCGGGGCCGGCGCGTTCCAGGCGGGCGGTGTCTGCGCGGCGGCCTTGCGCGGCGGCGCATTCACCGGGTCCGGGGCGACCTGCTCGCCGCGCATGATCGCGGCGTGAGCCTGCTCGTTCGGCAGCACGACATTGGCCAGCTTGTTGCTGTCGCGGAAATTCGGGTTGTCCGAGCTTTCCACCATGATGCGCGCCGCGAAGGTGATCCCGTCGAGCTGTTTCAGGCCCTCGATCACCCGCTTGTCACGCGCCGCCTGGCTGACATCGTCCGGATTGAGCCCGAGCGCGCTGTCGACCATCGCCCGGAAGGTGCTTTTCGAGATGTTCCAGCCCTTGGACTGGCCCTTCTCGTCGAGCTTGCCACCCGCAACGGTGAAGTTCTGCCAGAACTTGCGCCGGGCATACGGCCCCTCGGTCACGGTGAATTCGCAATCGAGCATCTTCGCGTCGCTGTGCGGCGAGGCTTTCAGCAGCCCGGCATCCATCCCGGTCGCGCCATTGGTGCCGCCGGGACGGATCTTCAGGATCACCTTCGCGAAGGTGCCGTCGGGGATCAGCTCGCCCATCGGGGCCATTTGCGGTCCGGCATCGTTCAGATCATAGCTCATGGGTCAGGTCCTTTCCTGGGGTTGGTTGCAATCGGTGTCATTGGCCGGGGGTGTGCGGCCGTCGATCCTGGCCAGCAGTGCGGCGAGGTTTGGCGGCTCGGTCACATCGAGCCGGCCCGAGCGGTCCTTGGCCGGAAGCCCCCATGGGTTACCGGCAGAGCAGACGAGGCGTCGTTCGGTGGATTTTTCATCGAGCTGCCATGCGCCCTCGGCATCCTTGCCGAAGAGCTGCATCGAGATGACCTGATCGACGATCCCGGGCAGTTCGCGGCCCGCTTTCGTGCCTTCCATCTGCGGGATCCAGCTCGACGTGCCGAACTCGTCGGTCACTTTTTCCAGCACGCCCACGAAGATCACGGTCTTGCCGCGGGCATGCTGCAGATGCTTCAGCGCCTGGATGACCTCGCGCCCGAGCAACCCGTAGGCGCCGCGCAGATCCGGCTTGCCGGTGCGTTCCGAGAACGCCTCACCCTGCTGCTTGGCATAGGCCATGGCCTGGCGTGTCAGGTCGGTGATCGAGTCGACAAAGATGATCGAGCGGTCGCGCAGGAACGCCTCCAGCCCGGTCTCGGCGTATCTTGCCTGCACATGGGCGTGGTAGTTCGGCCCGTAGTAGCTGTCGGGATGCTGTGAGGGATCCGGGCCGCCGATCAGGATCACCAGATCGCGGAAATCGGGAAAACTGCGGATCGGGATGCTGGGTCCGCGCCAGTCCTGGACGGACTTCATGCCGGCCTCGAGATCGAAGCAGACCGCCTTTTCCTCCGGCAGCGATGTGATCAGCGTGGTTTTCCCCACGCCGGGCGGCCCGAAGATCGCCAGCGATGTCTTGTTTTCGGCATCCGACAAGCGTTCGTCGGCGGTGATGATGCGCAATTCCATGGCGCGCTCCTTTTGATGGTCGGGGGGCAACAGCGACGGGGGGTGACCGGGCGCCGAAGGGGAGCCTGCCCAGCCTTGCGGTCAGGGCATCCCCGCCGCTGTATTCAGGTGTCTTTCGGGGGCTCGAGCCGGAAGCCGGGCTTGCCGCTGCCAACCGAGCGCGCCGGCTTGAAGCGGGTCCGGATTGCATCGGGCCAGGCGGCGTACTTGCGCTCGGGCACCCTGACGGAGATATCGACATACTCGGCAGGATCGTCGCCGGCGGCGCGGATGTGCTCGACCATTGCGGCGAGCTTGTCCTGATCCCAATCGACGCGCTTGGGCAGATCGGCCACCACCGTGAAGTCGCCATCCGCAAGCCGGACGGTGCCGGTGTCTTTGCCACAGGCACGGCGCGCCTCGGCGGCGCGGT